AATATTTATATATATATTATTATCTATATTATCTTTCTTTTTATTTACTATATTATTATTAACAGAAACAGAATCAGATACAGTATCAGTTGTATCAATACAATTTGTATCGATACCGTATCTTGCGCTGTCTTTATCAAAGATTTTCTGCATATAATCTCTAAATAAATTGCACTTAATGTTTAGTATCTCTTTTAATAGCGGCTTTCTGAATTTTTCAGAATTAGTCCAGTTGTATTTATGCCAATTTAGCAATAATATTTCCTTTGTTTCTTCTGAATATTTAAGCACATTATGAATATTTTCAAAGCGTTTTATTAGATTTTCCACACTATCTTTACTGTACCCCATTTCATTAGCAACTTGCTTGAGACTTATTTCATAACAGCCACATAAATTTGTGTGGGGATTAGTAAATAAATATAAATAAAAATATCTATCTTCCGGTGTAAAATCATCAGTTACTTTGCTGTCTGTCCAAAATGTCATTAACACGTTTCTGTATATTGCCATCTTGTACCTCCTCAAAATAAAATGTAATAGATCTGCTTGTTACATTGTAATATTTTTTAATCATTCTCCCTTGATGATTCTTCAACAGAGAAGATAATTTTTTACGAAAATCTTCTAAAGGAAGCCCGCCTTTACTTAAATTGCAATCAGGGCAAGCTGGTACTAAATTTTTATGCTGTTTTCCGTTTTTACAACGTGCTACAAAATGGTCAATATGAAAGCTTTTAATATTTAATTCGCAGCCACAATAAAAGCATTTTCCATTTGTAATATTGTAAATTTCTACTCTATTTATTGCCATATCATTGCTCCTATTCTTCAAGTTCTGCCACATTGTTACTTCACTAAATCGTTGATATTAATTCTGAATCCGTCAAATTCCTTGCCTTTACTTCTAACATAGACAGACGTATCAAAGAACAACAAGTTACCACTATTGTCGGTTGCCATACTTACACCATTTCTTGTAAGACTTCCCTTTAGTAGGTCAAGTAATATCTGTATCTCCTGCTTTGTTTCGTCTTTCATTATTTACCTCTCCATATTGCTTCATCAAGAATATATTGCCTGATAAATCTATCTGCGTACTGCGGGTGTATCATTGACCTTGCTGTTTTTCTGTCCACTCCCAATGAATTATTACTTGTAACATATCTTTGCTTCATAACATCAACTGCCTCTAATGGTTCAAAAATAAAATTATTTTTAGGCTGCAAACCAATGAACCAATATTGTGTGGGCTTTTTATAGTAATCTCCATTCAACGTTCTGTCTTTGTCGATAACATTAGGCTTTAGGCACCAAAAATGTGTTAAATAATGCATTCCACTAGTGCTTAATGGATTTTCTATAATCAGCCTTAGATGTTTTCTTTGACAGACAATAACAAATTTGTTAAGTATCTCATAAAACAAGCTTAACTGCCTATGTCTTTTCATTGACACCTCACATTTTTGCTCAATAGTATAATTCTTATATTGATAAGCTGTGCAGCATAAATGTCTAGGACTTTGGTCTGAAAAATAAGTGCAAGGGAAAAATGCAAATATCAAATCATCAGGGCTTATCTTATCGAACAAACTCGGCTCGCCTTGATACCCCCCCTCTATCTCTTTAAAAAGGTCAGTAACATAGTCGGTTTCGTTAAATTCATTCTGAATATCATAGTCGTAGGCTTCAATTCCATACTTTTTGAAAGCGTTTTTGAATGTTCCTGACTGTTCAAATAAACAATGTACTATCATTCTAAATCTACCAAAAGGAAACCTCGGTTTTATGTCGCGACAACCTATTCCTTTCTTTGACTTTTAGTTAGTTACTGTGGTTTTCTGCCTGTCTGAAAATATTCGTCATAAGCGTCAACCGTATAGCGTATTTCACTCATAGCTATATCAACTGTTACATCTTTTCTATCCAATGCTCTTTCTGCATAATCTTTAATTCTCATCATTAAAGCCTGTGATATTACTATATTCGCATTGTTACTCATTCTGAATCACCCGCTTTCAATAAATCCATAAACTTCTCATATTGTTTCTGCGATACCTTGTTATGCTCTTTTTCTGGCTTTAAGCGGATTATAAGGTGCTTTTCAGCAATAGCCGATAATTCCCTCGCTAACACCTTTTTGCCTTGCTGTATGCCTTGCATATAGCCTTTAGGTGCTTTTCTCTCGCCTATTGAACCGCTTGCACGATTTTCTCCTTGACCGCCTAAACTGACATTTCTAAGCTGATAACCCTTGTTAGCATATAGCTTGATGTAATACTTCTCTTTTTCGTCAAGCTGACTTTCGGGGAAATTCAGAAATTCAACTCGCCAGCCATAAGGGTTTTTCTCTTTGTCATACAGCTTGTGGCGTTTCAAACTAAGGTCTATATGCTGTTCGTAGCCTACAAGGTGGCTTGCCAATCTGCTAAGTGTATGTACCGCCTGTCCGACATATGCATACTTAAAGCCGTTTTCATCTTCTCGGAGTAAGAAGTATATTCCACTTTTATCATTCAGTTTTGGATTCAGCTTCAATAGTCGCTTTTTATTTTCCTGTTCAATTGCCTTGGCTCTTGCTATGCTTTGATAATTCAATAATTGCCACCTGCCTTTACTATCTCAATCACCCTATCTACTGGAATTAAAAAATTATTGCTATTACCACTTCCATATAATTTCACAGAAGAGTCTGTTTTTAAGGCATCAACAATCCTATCCTTATCTGCATTTTTATCAAACCCCATATTTTTATAAGAGTTTGAAAGTTTTAACATTATATCTGCTGCCTCTTTTATTGCCATTGCGCCTAAATTATCATTGTCGGACAAATCATCACACAGTTTTCTCATAGTGCTTTCTAAAAACTGTTTAATTCTTTCTTTGTCTTTCATTTCATTTCTTTCTTCAAGTGTCATTCTTCATCGCTCCAATCTAACTTCTGACCACAATTAGGACAGTAATCATAATCATCATAATCAACCTCATATCTCTTATCGCAGCAAGAGCAAATCCAAGTATCATATATAAGTGTTCCGTCTGGGGCATATCCATCGCCCTCATATGTTGGTTTCTTCGGTATCTGCTTTTCAAGCGCCCGTATTGCCATTTCGTTAGCCTTGTAATCATCTTCTGTAAACTTGCAGTCGTTATTCTCGTTCTCAATCTGCATAAACAATCGCATATTTTTCAGCTTTTCTATTGCTTCACTCTCTGTCATACTCACACCTCTTTAATTAAATGGTAATCCCTCATCAGCTACGCCATCTGGAATTGACATAAAGCTGTCTGAACTAGCATTACCGCCCATAATTCCATTGTTATTATTATTCTGCTGATTAGCACGGCTTTCACAAAATTCGTGTCTTTCAACAACACAATCATTAGTGTAGACTTTCTGTCCGTCCTTGTTAGTGTAGTTGCCTGTCTGCCATCTACCCTCAACGATAATCTTAGTTCCTTGGTGTAAATACTTCTCCGCAAACTCTCCATTCTTGCCGAATGCAATACAGTTAATAAAGTCTGCCGCCTGTTCGCCCTCTTTCTTAAAAGCTCTGTCGACAGCTAATGTGTACCTTGCCACTGCCATACTTCCGTTTACTGTCTGTGAATATCTAATCTCTGGGTCTCTAGTCAGTCTGCCACATAAAATTACTCTGTTCATTATTTTCCCTCACTTTCTTCTGCTTCCACATTGTCTACTGCAAGTGCTAAAAATTCGCCAAATTCGCATTCCTTTCCGTCGCAACTCCAAACTGAGCACCACCTATTTTCTTTCTCGCACCAAAACATCACTAAGCCTTTCAAATCTGTATTTCTGTTCTGCATTAGGGTATTTTTCCTTATCAACCTCGCTCATAAACATCTCAAGAGGTCTATTCCAGATATGCCCCTCATATTCATATACAACTGATATTTCTTCTGTCTCGGTATGCCTTGAAATACCGATAATAGTAACAATCTTACCAATCTTAAAATGCTTATATTTCTCGCCTTTCTGCGGTAAAGGTCTGTCAAATTCTGTACTGATGTTATCTGCCTTAAAGTGCCTTGTGAGTAACGCAAGGTCGCAGTTTGGCTTATCTTCGCCATCAAGATTAAATTCTTCCGACTGTTCGATATGTAACTGCTGCCAATTTTCGGCATATCCTACATTGCTTATATCATCATATATATCCTCAAGTGAAATATTTTCACGATTGGAAACTAAATAGCCGCTAAATCTGAATATTTTTGCCATATTCTCTCCTATTCCACTTCTGATTGAAGCCATTCCATACAACTAGTTTCTCCCTCGTATTCTTCGCCGAATGTATTCTTAAAAGTTATAAGAAACTCTGCTAACTCTTTATCCGGCATATTCCTTATCCTATCAGCATTGGTCTGTTTGCTATCGCACCTGCAACAAGGCTCGTTATCTCTTGAATTGCTGTCGTGCTGACAGTTGCAAGAAATCTTTTCTTCGCTATCATCAAATGCTTTTAAAAACATTTCAGCAATTTCTTTCTCGTATCTACCGCACATACCTTTGCAATCAATATCCGCAATAACCCTTGAAAAGAAATCTTTGAATTTGTCAACAATATAATCTCCTGTGAAATCGTTAGGTATGTCAATTACTACTTTCATCTTCTCAACCTCTCAATTCTTTCAGTTTTGCTTCTGCTTCTGATTTGTTCAAAAATACTGACTTGCCGATTTCACTTTCTGCAAAACTTCCTGTGATACTTCCGCTTGAGTTTGCATAATAGAATACGGCTTTTTTTGTTGTAACAGGTTCACAAATGTATTCTTCGCATTCACCAAACGAAAAGGCTGTTATTGTATATGCACAAGGTCTGCCAAAGTCATTATCCCATACTGTATCTCCCACCTTACAAGGCAACTTAATAAGTCTGCCCTGCTCTTCTAAGTCCTCATAATCTGCTAATTTCTGTAACACATTATGACGATTGTTTTCCCATTCGATAGGTTCTCCACTAGGTGTAGCATATACACCTGTTCCGTTAGCACTTCTTCTTGTTAATCTCTCCATTTCCGCTCCTTTCTAAAACGGACATTCACTAGGATTTTTCAAATCCCAACTTTTTCCTGCGACCGCAACATCCGCATTTGCCCCACAAGCAACTTTTTTCATTTTCTCGATGAAACTATCTCTATCGGAATTTTCACTTGATAAATGGCACATTATGACGTTCTGCAAGTTATCTGAATAATTCGCTTTAACAAAATCGCAAGCTGTGTCAATAGATAAATGACCTCTGAATACGTGATTGGCTTTGCCTGTGTCTCTGTCGATTAAATCCTTATCATAATTCACGCCTAAGAGAATGTAGTTTATGTCTTTAAACTTCCACTTGATTAATTCACAATCGGTTATGTAAAGCATTCTCCCCATTTCTTTGTGTGTAATCAGAAAGCCGAATATCGGACAAGGTGTTCCGTCTGCATTAGTATGTGTCCAGCTTCCATCTATCGTTGTTAGGTCAAACGCTCTTACAGTAAAATAAGAATTTGCTAGAAACTGGTTCATAAGCAAGGTTTCGTATGGTTTACATACAGGAATACCCATATTTTCAAAATCCTTAACCGACTTGCTGTGGTCGAGGTGTTTATGGGTGCATAACACACCCACAACATCTTTAATGTTCCAATCTAAGCCTTTTTTAATCTCCTTAATCGGTATCCCACAATCAAGGATAAGCGTTTCTCCACTGTTGGAAGTTAGCAGATAGCAATTACCTGTACTTCCTGTGGCTATACAATGCAATCGCATATTCTTCTCCTTTACTCACTACTTCGCAAAAACAATAATAATTTTTCTGTACAATCAGCACAAAGGTCATATCTATAATCTACATATGAATAGCCATCTGGATTACCATAAAACATTGAATGAAAGCACAGTCGATTTTCTTTTTTGATACCATATTTAAAATATCCAGCCCATTTAGACAAACTGTACTCAAAAGGCTTTCCGCATCTATCACATTTGTGGATTTCTTCAACTGACATACTCACACCTCGATTTCATCATCCTGTGGGAACTGAAAGACGGCATTATTGATAAAATCTACTTTTGACGGCTGATTTTCTGTTTGCACCATAATGCCACATTTCTGTAATCTTCCAAATTCCTTTGCCACATCTTATGAAATATCAACATTCTGCATTACGATAGGCATACCAATATACGTTTCTCTTAACATTTCCATAGCCTTAATTGCCTTTGCTTCGGTGGAATAAGTTGCAATAAGACTGTTCAGAAACACTTCCGGCGGTTCTGCGACATTTTTAACCGCAACAATTCCATAATTCCCGCCACTACTATTTAATATTGAAAAAACAAAGTTTTCATAAGAAACATCTGTTTTTCCTGTCTGTGAAATTACTCTCATCCGTAAAACTCCTTTCTAACCGCTTTTTTCAAATATCCTGCTTTAATAAGCTGCAATACGCATCTAAGTTGAAGACTTTTTATACTTTCTATATGCCTTGTTCTGCCAAACCACATAACCCATTCCTGCTGCAATAATTCATCAAGAGTGGTAATCACATCTCCTGCCACAAAAATTCGCTTATTTTGCTTATATTCTTCATATTTCTTACGCTTATCACAGCATAAGCAAATACTATTATTAGGATAGTGACGGTTCTTATAAATAAAACAAAACTCACATTTTCTGCACGGATTGTTCATAGGCTTACTCCTGCATGAATGGTGGTAATGTGCTATCTTCTGTCTGTTTTTCAGTTGTTTCTGTGGCAGTATCTTCAACCACATCATCTATAACATCACCATCAACAAAATCTACGCTGTTAGCGTTCTGCCCAATATCATAATCAACATCAGCCTGCATACGCTCATCATAACTAGGTAATTCTTCCTCATTATCGTAATTTCCGTCATAGAAAGAACCATAAGTATTGTTAATCTGCTTTAACAGTCTGTTCTTGACTGTTTTCATAGCCATCTGGTCTGTGAATTTCTGATGTGTTCCGTTTCCGTTCTCTTTATAGCCATATCCCTGTTTCCAAGCCTGCTTTATCTGTTTGATGTTCATAACCTCTGTGAGAATACTTCCGTCATCCATAGTGGCTATTGCGTAAGCACCCTTAACTTTATCGTTGTCGATATTCTCAAAGTCCTGCTTATGAGTGACAATACTTTTCTTGCCATTAACAATTTCATACTCGAATGTATCACCCTCATAGATAACCTCTGCTGTTATGTCTTTAAGCCCATATCTCCTAGCAATGCAAGTGTTTCCATATACAGACTTCTGGCACTGTAACTTTCCACCATATGCTACTGGATAGCACTGTTTCTTCTGCATTGATAAGCCGCTTGTAACCATTTCTACAAGTGCGTTTTCGATACTTGCCCTTGTGCAACTCTGTAATACAGGCTTCTTGTTCATATCTACTGTGTCCTGCAATATCAGCATTGCTGACATAAACTCATTTGTATAGTTGTAATCTTTAGGAAATGTTAAGCCGAATTTCTCTTTCTGCTTGATTTTTACAACCATTCCCTCTGTAAAATCTTTTGCTACAAGTTCTCTGCTTTCGGCTTCTTTCTTTTCCGCAACTGCTGTATTCTCTGCCATAATTATTCCTCGCTTTCTTCATATATAATTTTTATGCCTGCTACATTACCAGGAGTCCGTTTGTTTGTGATAGTTTCCATGATATCCCAGACATCATCATTATCTATGCCGATAGAAATTCTCTCTATTGCCGATACAAACCGCTTGATAACTTCTGCTTCTTCTTCGCTTACTGTAAGTACATATACGTCTTCACACTTCATATTATCCCTCCGCAATCTCTAATTTCTCGCTATCATTAACAATCAGCATGATCAACTGACTATCCACCATTTCAGCAACTTTCTTCTGATTATCTGTACTAAGGCTTTCAGAATCATCTAAAGCAATAGGTACTGATATATCGCTAATCTTCTGAATTGAACTGCAAATATCGACTCTGCCTAAAATCCTGTTACCCTTGTTAGACATAGTTGTTAAAATACTCTTTCCGTCAACAGTAGGTATACAACAGCTCTTGTAACCACCAGACTTTGTATAAGTAAACAACTGCCACTTAACTAACCCAAAATGGCTGTTTACGGCTTCTGTCAAGGCTTCATTCTTTGCCTTATCCAGTTCATCAAGTAAATCAAGGATTTTCTCGGCATTAGTTTTATTTTGTTCGCTATCAATCCTTGTCTGCTTTAATTCTTCAAGTCGCTGTTCATCTGCTGCCGTATCAGACTTTACAATCTGGCTTTCACATTCTGCTAACTGCTGCCTTAAAGCTGTTTCCTGCGACTTTAATTCTGCCTTAATTGCCGAAACGTCATTAGCCTTGTGCATAGCCTGTTCCTTTTCAGCTATCTGCTGTTCAAGTGCCTTGTATTCCTCTGTAGCTGACACATCAATTTCCTGTGGAAGTTCTGATAACTGCTTTTCAAGGTCTGCTAAATCCACTAAATGTTTTTCTAACTTCTGCTTTCTGTCAGCCAATTCCTGTTCAGCTCCAACTAACAATCCTTTGACTTCATCAAGCATTTTCTTAGCTGTGTTGCCTTTATCAGTAATTCTGTTAAGTTCTGCTTCTTTGTGTGCCTTGAAATCTGCCCTTAATTCCTCTTTTTTATCCTCCGGGTATCCCTGTTTGCAATAAGGGCAAATAAGGTTATTCTCGTCAAATACACGCTCTTTTCCGGCTTTCCATTCGGTTCTGCTATCATCAAGTGTTTTCTGATATTCAGCTATTTTATCTTTATCAAGACTAACAATAATTTCTGCACTACTTACTGACTGCTTACTATCTATAATCACATAATTAAGGTTGCTAATCTGTGATTCAAGATTTCTTCTTGCCTTAACATTGTCCTCATTAGCCTTGCGTGACATATCGTTAAGTTCAAACTTCAAATTGAGAATATCCGAACTACCCTTGTCATATTCAGCCATCAGCTTGTCATTGTCGGTCTGCTTTGCCACGCAATCAGCAATCTGTTCTTTAATGCTGTTCTTCTGTAATTCAAGGTCAGATACATCAATGCTCTGCTTAAGCTGTATATCTCTTTCCTTTTCTTTAATCTGTCCGTCAAGAATAGGCAAATCCTTTGTAATCTTGGTCTTTGTAGCCTTATTCATAGCGGATAGTTCTTCAACTGTATACTTATTAAGCAAAGGAACTAACTCGGCTAATTCGGCTTTCTGTGAAGCAATATCAAGGTCTGTAACATCACCTACAAGACCGAATAAGTATTCTCTCATTTCTGCTGGCTTCTGATTAAGAAAAGCATTTACATTACTACACATCTTAAATACATTCATATCAACATCAAGATATGCGTTGAAATCCTTTAATGTCTTAGGCACATCATTGATGAAATACTTGTTATCATCCTTATAACTGCTGCCATCTTTGCTGTAAGTACGCTTCTGCACTTTCTTCATAGTGATTTCTTTTCCGTCAATATCAAGTGTAAGTTCAACGCTTGTATCCATATCATCAACTGGTACTCCGTCAACCTCTCGTCTAACAACTGGATTATCCTCTAATTCATAATCACAGTTGAATAAGCACCACAGATAAGCTGTGGCAATAGTTGACTTACCCTTGCCATTCTTAGCCATAATCTTTGTAATGGCGTAAAAATCAAACTCTGCGTGTGCATAGCACATAAAGTTTTCAAGAACTACCTTTTTTAAAGTTACTCTCATAAACAACATCCTTTCCTTATAAAAATCAATCTGTAACTCCAAGAATTCTAAATACATCTTCTGTATTAATTACAGAATGCCCTTTTGCCATGCTTGCAAGCACCTCTGCTCTCGTCTCGCAATCTATCAATTCTTCATATCTCGCAAGTGGCACTGTCACAACATCAGAAATCGCACCATGCATCGTTAGTTCAAATTTATCATTCATTCTCGTCTTCCTCGCTTTCTTCTATTCTACTTACCGAAATTTCATAAGCTGTTCTTATTTCTTCTGTGCCGTCATCAAGTTTCTTCGTGTATTCTCTGCTTTGCAATCTTCCCTCAACGTCAACGCGAGTACCCACATCAAGGTTGCCGGTATATCTTGCATTTCTTCCCCATGTAATACATGGTATGTAATCTGATTTGCCATATGTACGATTAACCGCAATTAATACATCGGCTATCTCTCTACCTTTAGGCGTTACTCTGTAAACCGGCGGCTTGCAAATATAACCGCTCAATTTAACATTGTTGTTGAATTCCGGGGCTGATTCACTCTCTTCTTCGACTTCCCGAACATCCCTAGCAAACACCATTATTAAAAGTTTGCGTTTATCATCTGATATATGCTTGTTAAAGGTTCTCACCTGCCCCTTAACTGATATTCTTTTATCCACCTGTAAATCTTTGATTTCTACCAATCTGTCAGATACAATAATTGGTAGCATGTCCTTTTCGGTGCTTTTTCTGGAGCAGCTTAAACGAAAACCGTAGAAATTTTCGCCATAAGTTTTGTGATTAAGTTCTGGAGTGCTTGCTATAACTCCGCACAATTCAATTTTGTTATTTTCTATCATTTTATTTTTCCCCTTTCAATTCTGTTGTACTTACAAATCCGACAATCTTGCCGCCATCAATTACTGTATACATGTTTTTCTTTTCAAACATATCAATGCAATCCTGTATTGTTATTTCTCTCTCGTTTACCTGTATCATAGCTTATATCTCTCTTTCATTATTGTAGGCAGTTCGTAGCAGTCGATATAATCGTGAGTGTCTGCTATGTACTTCTTTTTCAGTTTATTTAGTTCACACCCGAATTCGTGCCCCAATTGCCCTAAAATATCTCTTACAACCATGTTTCTTAATGGCTCACAATGTTTATTTCTTCCTAAGAGGCAACTTGTTCTTCTACCAATGTGCAAAAGAATTTCAAGCTTTTCTACCTCATTAATCTGCTCTCTTTCGCCTTTTTCAGAAATAATAAATATCAATCTGCTAAGACTCCTTTCTAATTAATAAGCTGAAATATCATTGACACAACAAATAATATTGCTGATAACATCCATAAATATTCAGCTATCCTGCTGTCTCTCTTAGCTTTCTTGTATGGCGCAATAGAGACTTCTAACTTGTTTCTTTCTGCTATCAGTTCTTCTACTGATATGCTATACTGTGGTGTTGCTTGTAATTCATTTTTCATAAACATTCCCCTTACTTAAAAACTTATTAGCAAAGTAAACCTGTCCTTTGCCTGTTACCTTTGGTGTGCGTGTAATTCTTACGCTTCCATCTGGATTAACAAGGTTGCTTTCCTTGATTTCAAATAGCCCCTGCTCAATGTATCTCTGCGTCGGCATATTGTAAGAACTGCCGCTCTTAATCAGATAGCCCTTATCTCTTAACCATACAAATAATCGCTTCTGCCCGATTTGCACACCATTCTGACAAATCAACTTTGCTAAATCTCCAACAAGGATTGACGTATGGCTTGTTGCTACTGCGTCTGCAAAAATCTCTTTAGGTTTCATCTGTTCAATTCTTGCCTGTTTCTGTTCAATTATCTTATCTCTTTCAGCTATCTTGTTATGTGCTACAAGAAGTGCCTTTGCCATGAGTTCTTCATCAGATAATGTTTCCTGTCCTGCTATGTAGCCGCCATTCTTACGGATTGACGGAAGAACTTCTGATGTAACCCATTCTGTAAATCTCTCTGCACTTTCTTTACGGCTTTGAAAGATTGTCTTGTAAAGATTGCTCTCGTTGATAAAGTTCATTCTTACTTTCTGAATCGCTGGAGTGCCATCAGCTTTAATACCTGTCTGTACCCCTACCTCATTAGTAATGACCCCATCTTCTTTAAGTCTTGTTTTTAGCTGACTTACATTTGATATTTCCAATGCCTTGCATACATCAGCCAAGCAAAACATAGGTTCATCATTTATTACTGCTGTTCGGACTTCTCCGAACTCTTCATTATTGAAAATCCGCAATTCCATAAACTTCCTTTCTAAATAATTTGTGGTATAATCCTCTTATTCTATTAAGAAAGGTGGTGTAAATATGCTTCTAAAATTTCAAATAACTTGCACTTGTTATAGCAGATATACTGTTAACGAAGATATATCTGCTAGCAAGATTGTTTGCCCTAACTGCGGTCTTGAATATCCTTACTCTGACAAAGTATTATCTATACTCAAGACTGCTAAAGAAATACCAGCAGGTAACATTACTTCTGATAAAGAATGCTGTATCAGTGTTCTTTCTCTCGCGGAAGAAATGAGTGGTTTTTAATAGACTGTTTCATATACTCTAAAAAGCCAATCATTTCCGTAACTGTTAGTTTGCTATCTTTGAGTTCTGATAAAACTCTATTCTCTAATTCAGAGATAGCAGACCTTGAAGAAAAGTATTTCTCCATAAATGCAGCTCCCTCACAGGTTTTGCATAAGTTGTCTTTAAGACTATTAAGATAACTTTTCTCTACTTCATCAATAAAGCTTGCCATTCTTACTCCTTTCTCTTGTTGTCGCATTCCTTATCGCTTTTCTCTGCCATATTCTCGACTTTGCCAAGAATATAGCCCTTGTCAAAATCTGACATCTTAGGAATTGCTTCCTTTAGCTTCTCAACTACTTCCTTTTCCTTTTCGCTCATTCAATTCACTTCCTTTCTGTTCATCTGATGTGCATATATTAGCACATTAAATATACATTGTCAACACTTTTGTTGACTTAATGTGCATTTTATGTTATTATACTTTTCGAGAAAGGAGGAACTACTTATGAATGAGAGAATTAAAAAAATTAGAAATAGCTTGAATATAAGCCAGACTGATTTTGCTCAAAAACTATCTATATCCCGTTCTGCTGTTTGTAAAATGGAAAGCGGAGAAAATTATCCGTCGGAACAGACAATAAAGCTGATATGTAATGAATTTTCCGTCAATGAAGATTGGTTACGGACTGGCGATGGAGAAATGTTTATAGAGAAATCCAAAGATGAGCAGATTGCTGAAATGCTTGGAAATATTCAGAGAAGCGGTGAAGACAATTTCAAACATAGGCTTGTAAGTGCATTAGCCAAGTTAAATGAAAGCGATTGGGAAAGTTTAGAAAAACTGATTGACTTGATAAATGAGAGGTAACAAATTTGTTGAGCCAAGAATAAGCAAAGACCGAGAAAAAATCTCGGTCTTTTTCTTTTACTTCAAAAGTGTTTTAATGTAGCTGTATATTGTTTTTAGCCAATGATTATTATTGCAATTATTGATTAATTCGATTATCTTCTGTCTGTACTCTTCATTCTCCATTATGTACCCCCTAGCCGCACTCCGATAGCGATACGATTATTATAGAACACACGTTCTATTGTGTCAAGTATGTAGTGGCACTGCCAACGCCAATTAAACAGCACCACTACGCCAGAACTTGAAGTGTCTTCTTTTGAAGACATGTTTATTATACATGCTGAATATTAAAATTTCTAATATATAACATCGTAAAATTGCGACAGCGTTCGACATTTTGAAAATGGTATGTTATAATGCAAGCAAAAACGGAGGGTTATTTTATGGAAGAAAAGCAAAAGATAAGTAAAACAAGCATAATTGCCGCAATAATTTTCTTTGCAATAATTATTGTTGCTGTATTACTGTGTTATTTTAGAGTATTTAACGATTATCGTTACTCTGAAAGTGACAGGAAAATGATAGACAGTGCGATTAAAATTATTGATGATTTTGAAAATGGAACTTTAAGTGCAAAAGAAGCAAGCACCAAAATGGAGAATTTAACAAATTTGGCAGAAAAACAAGCCGATGATAAAACGCTTTCTGCTACTTTTTCAAGCGTTGAAATATCGCTTTCGCTTTCAGATAATAAGATAGTATCGCAAGATTCTAAATCTGAATGGCTTAAAAATATAAAAGAACGCCGAGAGTCATTTGAGAAAATGTTAAAAGAAAAGAAATAAGTTTTTAATTTATACAGGTCTTACATTAAAGTAAGACCTGTATTTTTGTTTTTTAAATAAGTTCGCAATCAGTTACATTGACTGCGGCAAACAGTTCTCCGTCATGCACAAGCACAACCCTGTCTCCACTTTTTTCTGATACTGTGTATTCATCAAACCAAGCCTTAATAGGTGTGCCGTCATAATCAGTATTGCCGACAAATCTCACTGTGCTACCCTCTTCAATATCTCCGCTAAACGGAATATCTGTAGGTGTATCATCAGAACTTGCACCGCCGACAAATTCAAGATTAGCAATATTGACAGCGGCTGTGATTGTTGTGCCAATACCTATAACAATTCTGTCTCCGTCCTCTTCAATTACATCATATTCATCATAATATGTCGCAAATCTAACACCGTCATAATCAATGTTATCAAGCACTCTGACTTTCTTACCGTCGCCGCGATTTACTGTATCTGTGTTGATATCATTGTCATTGTCATAAATGCACTTAACAAGGCTGATGTTATCCTCGTCAATAGCAGCAGTAGTTACGCCGTCAACACCGATAACAACTCTTCTGCCACTGGCTGATAAGACACTGTACTCATCATAGTAAGTGCTGAATGGCTCGCCATTATCGTACTGAATAGCGTTAATAACCTTAACTGTATCACCCTTATGGTATTTAGTGTCTGGTACTGGCTCATAGTCTGGCACTGTGATTTCTTCAACGACATGGTCTGTGCAATAATCAGTGTAACAATAGTTCTGGTCTACTGTCTGTCCGTTAATCTGTGTGTCTCTAAGATAATTAACACTTCCACCGAACTGCCACATATCATAATCAACGGCAATTCTAGGTCCTGCATCTGAATACTTTGCTACCCAAACGGCATAACCAGCTTCTTTTACTCTCGAAATATCTACATAATTGTTAATGCAGTTCTCATATGAGTATAAGCCGACATTCTTATATCCTGCATTTCTCATTTCATCAAGAAACGCCATAATAATGTCTGTAAGGTCGTTGCCAGTAACCATGCCTGCTTCAACATCATAGAATACTGGATAGCAGAATGATTTACCTGCTAAAAGCTGTGCAAAATATCTGGCTTCATTTACAGCTTCATCAGCACTTAATGCGTTACCAAAGAAATAGGCTCCCTTGTGGATTCCTGCACTTTCCAACTTGTTATAGCTATTCTCAAACTCTCTATCTTCGTATAAGCCATCATCAGCACCGCCTGCTTTGATAATGGCAAAGTCTACACTTTCATTATCCTTTGCACCTTTAAAATCAAAGTCTCCCTGCCATCTTGATGTGTCAATTCCGAATTTAATCATTTTCATACCTCACTTTCATTGTAACATTAATTTGTCAACTTCTGCCTTGAATTCTTCATAATCAGCTTCGCATGTGCTCTTATTTGCGACATACAGTTCTTTATCATTTATCGTTTGGCTTATAGATGTCGCACCGCTCTCTGTAATATTTGCGGATAAATACATAACCGCAACTTTGTTTCCGTTTTCTTCAATCATACTTGTTCCCTGTACTGAAATGCTTTTTGTAATACTTAACATATTTTTTACCTCCATATATAATCTGTTTTTGCTTATTTTTCTAATGCTTTAAGCCTGTTGTTCAGACTTTGCACTGTCGCTATTAAATCAGCTATAAGTTCGTCATATCTCAAACCATAGCGTGCTGTTAAAAGTTGTGTTTGCTCGCCTGTCTCGCTGTTGACTTCGGTTTCAATATAGTTTTCGTTGTCAACTTTTTTATCTATAAACAATCCCCAATCACTATCTCCCATTGACTTTTTAACTTCCTGAGCAATCAAGCCATGGTGCAAGCGGTTTGACGTTCCATTTTTGAATCGGAACTCTGACGGAATTAAACTATAGATAAAATGTGCTGAATCTTCAATATCAAGAGCCTTAATGTCTTTTTTTACATTTTTGTCTGAAGCAGATATTACATTTCCATGTATATTGCCTTCAACGTAAAGCTCGTATTTCAACCTCTGCGTGCCATAAACACTAAGTTCGCAATTTCCATATATTGTATTTTCTTGGTTTGTTATTGCAAAATTTGTAAGTCCAGCATTATTAACATAAAAACATGCACCCTTTTGCCCGTACCCTTTAACATTTCCATAAAATTCAATCCCTAGCTCATCATCTCCATTGACGGTTATTGCACTATCATAAGATGTTGCAGACACACCTCTTCTTCTTCCAATTTGAACGCGGTCGCCGTCATCGCAAAGAATTGCAATTGCGCCTCTTGCGTCAGATGAATCTTTGCCAATAACTCCGGCTAAAATTGTGCCAATAAAATTATCCTTTTTAGTCCAGTCATAAAAATCTATGTTCGCTTCATGTATCTCAATTCCTTTACCGCCAATGCTGTGATTTTTTGTAGATAAATATCCGTCTGGAATATAAGTATATCCATCAGCACGAACATAAAAATCATCTACATATGTCGCCGCCGCTGTCGTGTCTATATGATTAATATTTATAACTTTTGTTGCCGTTGTCGCTGGCTTATTAATTGCAATGCCGTAAAATCCGGCTGAACCACTTAATTTTGTTGAAGAAATATTCCAACCGCCTATAGTTCCACCTATGAAATTTACAGTTCCATCCGCCGAGATTTTAGCATTTGTGCTGTCTAAAATAAATCTGTTTGATTTAAGTGTGATAACATCTGCACTTGCATTAATTTCGCTTATCAGCTTGTCTTTGTCTATTTTTACCTCTAAGCTAGCCTTTGTAGCATAGTTAGAGCTTACTGTAGTTAATACAGAATTTGCCGATTGCGTTATAGCAGAATTCACTTGCGTTGTAGTGCTGTAATTGGCAAATTTGTCATCTACGCTGTTCAATGCTGTTTTGGTCGCATATGTACTGCTAACAGTAGTTTTAAAGCCGCTCAAGTCAGCTGTCAAAGCTGTTACATTCGCTTGTAAAGCTGTGACGGTACTTCCGTCGGCTTTTTCGCTTATCTTTGTTGTATTGCTGTTCACTGTTGCAGTAAGACTTGTAAGCGACTGATTTAACGACGTATATTGATTGCTCACTGTCGTGACTTTTGTATCTACAGATGATATATCACTGTCAACGTCCTCCGGTGCTGGTGTCCAATCGGTTGCCTTGTCACCGAGTTCAAGTTTTGGGTGTTTGTAATACGTATAATCACCACTTGCTGTTGGACTAATTCCTAAATATACTGTTATTGTTTCAGCTCCTGATGGTACTGTAAATTTAATTGTGAAATACCCTTCAGATACGTCTTTCTGTACAAGAATATTATTAGTTCCACTCTTATAATATCTGACAACAACATGTCCGACCTTTGTTCCTTTTTTATTGTATCCCGAAAGAGTATATGTTTGTTCACTTTTATCAGATGATATATACCAATATGTACTCCGCCAACCACTTGTATTAGTTGTTGATACTTTAAAGTAACCGTTAGAATCTTTTGTTACAGTAACATTTCCCTCTTTATGCCATTTTGTCAAATCAGCTGTATTTAACAAAAGATTCCTTCCGCCAATCTGCAAATTATTTACAGCCGTAGTTATATCCTGTTGCCAAACCTTGCTTGAAATCTGTCCTTGCACAGCAGTAAGCTGTGTCCCTTGCGTTGTCACTGCATTCTGTAAATTCGTAACATTTGTAGTCATATTCTTAAAAGCAACATCAAGCGTCTGTTTGTTCGCATCCACATAAATTTTACTACTTTTCAGCGTGTGGCTTCCGTCTTCATTAATGACATTAAAAAGACTTTCTATATCCAGCTTACTTGCCGCGATATTTGCATCTTCCTTTATCATGTCATTACGGATTATCTCACGTTTTACGCCGTTTTCAGTAAGTCCTAAAGCATCAAACATCAGATTGCCGGATTTATCCCAAACGTACATATTATAGTCAGAATTGGCATCTTTACCTATCTGAACCCTCGTAACTTTTTTATCATCTTTTATTTGTATAGTATTATCTAATATATCAAGATTTCCGCTTTCGCTTAGGATTTCAACAAGGTTTGTATAAATCTTCCCGCTTGTGATTTTATCTGCGGCTATACTTTCTATCATTGCAGACTTTATCTGTGCATCACCGATATTTGCTACAATGCTGTTGCTAAATTCTGTTGTAAGACTTCCGCCGGATGCAGAGCCGAACATAAGTGTATTGATATTTGCAACTTGAGCTTTTAAATCATCAACATTAAGATTTCGGATTTGCCCCTCAACGACTTCCATTCGTTCTATAGAAGCGTATAAAAGATTTGCCTTGTCAACTGTAAGATTATTTACCTTTAAGTAATCAACATCGCCTTTTACAGCTGTGAGATTGGTTATTGTCGCATAAGTAATCTTGGCTGTATCTACATCTAACTTATTGATTAACGCCTTATTAACAACTAATAAATTTGCGTAGTAACGCTCCATCTGCTTAGTAATAGGACCAGAAGCAACACTTGTATTCTCTGTGTCAGATTGACCTATAGATGTAACAGTATCCATAAGTCCGCCGTCACATTCGTGCGTAATCTGCATTATAGGTACTTTGTAATCAACGCCGCCTTTGTTGACGGTTATAATATCGCCAACTTCCAACCGGTAGTCACCGACAAACTTAACTGTAAGCGGTCTGAATGTGAAACCGCCTATCTTTTTATAGACTTCATTAAGAATTTCTTGTGTCATAAATGGGTTGGCAAAACTAAGCCCTGTCGCTCCGTCACCAGAAGTAATCTCGCTTTGCTCCGTGGAACCACTCTTGGTATTATTACATGTCAGTTTCTGTATAATAAAATCTTTACTCGTTGTGAATGTAACGCCTTGCTGATAATACTTATGTCCATCAAGTACATATCCACTATCTTTATACCACCTTAATTCAAGGTTTCCGTCAGAATTAATTACCGCATTACAGCCTTGTAGCATAGCCATATAACCGATAATTTCTCTATAGGTATATCCTTGTGGTTTGTCGCTGATAGTATGTGCTGTGACTATATTTGCTGCCAAAGATATACCTAGCTTACCACATATCTCATTAAGAATAGCTTTATCTGTACTAGGAAATGTCATGTCCGAGAAGTAAGGCATGTCAGCCTTATACATTCTGTCGTATGCTTCGTAGCTTGTGTATTCTCCGTCACTTGTCTGTTTAGTAACTGTAAATATTCCCAATTTAATATACTTAATTTCTGTGCCAACCTTGACACCCTCAAATATGGCAATCTCCTTATTTTCAAGGCTTATTGCTGGCATATAAATAGAAAAGGTAACACCGCTACTGCAAGTGTTACCTATCGTAATTTCATTATTGGGATTTATCATGTTTTGAAACTTGAAATTGTTAAGTGTTTCGGTATGTTCTTTTCCATCAACAACATACTTGGAATAGTATCTTGCACTATTTCCCTTAACAATTTCCGTCATAGCTGTGTCTAATATCTTCATTCTACACCGCCTTTATTGATTAATTAATGGCTTATCATAAACTCAATTGAGTATAATTTAGCTGGTGTAATTTCTTCGCATTTGTCGAATGCGTCCATAGGAAGCATTGTCATGTCAGGCACTTCAATCTCTTGCTCATTGATTTCCTGCAATTCTTCCTGTAACTTCTTTAAGTTCTCTGATGTAACCTGATACTGATTATCGTTGATAACTGGATTGCCGCTGTCGTCCTTGTCTGCGTACTTAACCTTAGTATCTTCTATGGTTTGTAGCGTTGCCTTGTACAGTTCTTCTAATGCCTTAATATTGCACATAACAGCCATAGCAATTCTGCCTGTAGTCTTGTCATGTGATATGTTGCTTAAACTCTGAAATCTGTCTATTAACTCACTTGTTTTAAGTTTCATGTGGAACTCTCCTTTATTTCTGAATTAAACTTAATTTTGTTCCGACTATTAGTCCGTCCTCATTCTTCGCCCTTGTGAGATACGGATATGTCACATCTCCCGTGTATATTGTCATTTCCTTTTGTGTGCCACCTAAGAATAAGACTTGTGCTGTTGGAAATGGGTTATCTATGTCGCTTACTACATTATCAAGCAATAGTGCCTGCTCGCCTGTTAATGGCGGTAATTGAAGTTCTACTTTGTCTTTGATATCCACGATTGTGCCTACCATTTCGCCGTAGTCATTTCTTCCTGTATTTTTAGACCATATCTTATTTCTGCTGTATGTGTAGCCGTTATATGCTACTGGGAATCTAACCCCCTCAATCACAACTGCGTCAATCAATCAAACCACCCCTTTCAAGGCATTAAAAAAGGAATGCACCATTTCTGATACATTCCTTAGTGTGGTTACAAATTTCTTGCAACCATTATATTTATTTCTGTTTGAGCCATTCTAATATTCTCAAGAAAATCTATGCAACTTCATTGAATAATTGCAGTATAAATTCTCTTCCAAGCTGTGTTATTCTCCTGTGATAAATAACCTTACCATTGTCAAGGATTTCTTGCTTAATCTCTTCATATCCCATACTGCTGTATGGTGAGTAAAGAACCCAAGTTCCATTGACACTGTATTGAATTTTTTTATCAGCAAGTAACTTGTTAAGTTGAATGGCAGATTTCAGATTCAGTTCCTTAGCAATCTCTGTCATTGTGTATGTCTTATTGACATGTGTTAAGATAGTGTTCTTTCTTTCTGCTTCAACTCTTGCTTGCCTTTCTTTTTTTAACTTTGTTAATAATTCTATTCCAAAGTCTGGATTATTCAGTATTTCATCAATAACATTATCAGTAGCATATATTCCATTCTTGCGAATTGACGGAATAATCTCGTCTGCCACTAATGCTTGAAATTTCTCTGCTGTTTCGTTTTTGGCTTTCATTGCTAGGCGGTAGAAGATGTTTTCTGGGATAAAATCTGGCAATCCATCTTTTCCAATCGGCTTTAAATTTCCGTGCCAACTTGTTGGCACGCCTAATTCATCAAGGTATTTCCTAATTGTTTCCCATCTAACAACCTCGTTACCACTTGCGGCTACTCTTGTAAACCCAAGTCCTCTAGCAACATTTTCCAATCTTAAGTACGCAACGCCATTCTGCTCATAGCAGTCTACGCCGCAAATATTCTTAGTGTTCATAGGTACTTTAATCTCATTGTGAGAACTATCTTTTGTAGTTGGATAATTATAACTCATTATTTTACCTCCTACAAAAATTTTATCATTTGCTCTAAACAGAATCTATTGCGTAGTGGGAGTATATGCCCACAATGCCTCACGCAATAATATTATGCTACTTCCTTTGTAGCCTTGTCCTGTTCCTTTAAATTAAAATTATTAACATTGTCCTGAATGGTTTCTATCTGCTGCAAAACTCCCATAAGAACATATGAAACTCTTTCGTTTTCCATATTTGCTAAAACTTCTGTTACTGTTGCGTGTGCAATTTCTGACGCTATGTCAATATTTGTTACGATTTCTACATTACTCATTTGTTTTTCCTCCGAAAATAATCTTGAATTTTCCGAAAGAAACTGATATGATAGATTTATCAATTCCTTTCGGATTGGTGTTTTTAAAGTGTTGTGTTCGTTGGTAGCGGTGCAACACTTTATTTTTTTTGCCCTTTTACTTTTTCAATGCCTTTTTTAATCAAATCAAGTATTGTATATCCGCTTTTATCAGAAAAATTCATTATTTCTTCCTTTTCCTCTTTGGTGACACGAATATATATTCTTTCATTTTTAGGATTGTCGAGTTTAGGTCTACCTTTTTTATTGGACATATACTCACCTCTTTTCTGTCCGCACATTTAATATAAACCGTACGCACAAAAAAGTCAAGCACTTTTTAATAAAAAATGGAACGTACCGAAAGATACGCTCCATTAATAAATCTAATATTATATAAAAATCAATCCACATTTATTGCATACAAATCTATGTTGATAATATGTCCCACCCTGTCGAACAACTTTTTCTTTTTTATTTACTAACGTAAAAGGCCTAAATGGATTTAGGTTAGCTGTATACCTTGTTTTAACTCTACCGGGTATATTTATTGGAATTTGAGTATGTGAACACTCCCAACTTCCACACCTCGGACAATATACTTCTTGTAATGTATTGCCAACAGTTCTATAAATACCTTTAAAATTAGGATTTAATTGTGGTTGTCTTTGCTGAATCTGCTTCGACTGTTGATTATACATTCCAATACTTAGTAATTTTTGTAAAAGCGACATAACAAAATACCTCCTTATCTTTTGTGCCTTTAATATATCTTTTTATAATGTTTTTGTCAATTAATATGGGAAAGCCGCTTGACCTGTCATATTTGTATAGCTGTTAGCTTTATCTTGTACCATTGTAAATAGCTTATCTGCGTCACCTTGTAATGTTATGTTTACATTGTTGTTAGCTTCTGACATAGCCGCTACAACCGCATTGTAAACTGCCGGATAAACTGCATTAGCAATACCTGTTGTAATTTCTTGCTGATTGGCTACCGCTGTTCTTCCGTCCATAGTACCAACCATTTCGGGTGCAACTTCATTGGCAACGAACAACTGTCCTTTGTTTGGAAAGCCGCCGTTTGCGTACCAATCAACACTTATCTTAGGCACTTGAGGTGGCATAAGACTGAATTCACCATCAATGTCAAAATGTGGCATTTTCATATGTGGGAAGCTAAGTCCTAAGTTATCCCACCAATCTTTGAAATTATACCACATATTTCTCACTTTATCGGCAAAATCTTCAATTGCCACTGAAATAGCGTGAAGTGAAGGCTTGCTATCCCACCAATTAACTACATTATTCCACTTATCTTGTATGCCTACTCTTATTCCATCTGCCATATCACGCCATCTATCTGCCGTAAAGTAAGGTGCTACGTGATTATTCCACCAATCGTAAATTCCGGTTGTACTCCACCAAGAAGAAAAATCAGACCATTTATCTTGCAAACTTGACTTGAAGTTATCACCTAATTCATTCCATTTTTCCTTTGTGAACCATGGTGCAACATCATTGTTCCACCAATTTACAATAGCTGTATTTCTCCACCATTCGCCAATTTCACCCCATTTTTCTTGTGCCGCTGTTTTTATATTATCTACAGCATTCTTTGCTTCTTGAACATATTTGCTGTCGTCAATGTGTGCTAAAAATTCTGTATTAAATTTTACTGATAATATTCCAAATGGTGAAAGAAACGATTTTATAATTCCCGATATTCCATATTTTTCATAAATCTCCTGCAAAGCTCCCCACAAAAATTTTATAGTTGCTTTACTTAAATCAATACTTAAATCAATTGCTTTAATTGCTATTTCTCCAAGATTTATTCCATTAATAAAATCAACTATATTTTCGCCGAGTTTTTCCCAATCTACAGAGTTAACAAAGCCATCTGCAAAATCTAGTGTTTTGCAAATAGCCGTTGTGATTGCTTCGCCTGTTTTTTTCCACGGAATAGCGTTTATTCCTTTATTTATTTGCTTGCCTGCATAAGTACCTATTTCGTACCAGTCACCCTTTTTTATGGCTTTTTCTATTCTATCCGCCCATTCGGTTGCCGAATTTTCCATATTGGCAAACGCTTTATTCCATGCCGCCTCATATTCTGCCGCTGCCTTAGCAATATCGTCCGTTAAGTCAATACTGCTACCGCCGCCGCCGCTTGAACCTTTGCTTGAGCTTGTATCGTCCTGCAATTTATTAATTTCATCAAATCCCATAAGGGATAATGTAGCTTTCTTAGCAGAATCAGCTACATCTTGGTAGCCATCTGAAATATCTTCTAAGCCATCTGATGTGTCTTTATAGCCACTTTGTCCGAAGCTTTCAAAGTCAATCTTAACGCCCATTAAAGAAGCAAGACCAACTAATAATCTTTTGATTGCAATAGTTACTCCGTTTACTACCGGCATAACCTTTGAAAGAATCGGGATAAATAGCTGTCCTGCTACCATTCCTACCTCTTTCATATTGTTACTGAACTGGCGTAACATATTACTTGGGGAGTTGATTGTCAAATTTGTTATCGTATAGGCTCTTTATCCTATACTTCTTATAGTTTCCTATAAGTTCAGAGTACATTATCACCCACGTTTTTACGTTTGGTTTGGTGGTAGCCACTTCCACCTCATACTGCCCTATATGCAGTAGTGTCGGACACTCTTGGGAATATTATATTTATTCAATTCCTACTCGTTACGATACTCAATAGCCTGTTCGTAATCTATTGAGTTATCTCGGTATTAGCATAGTTGAAAACTTTAGCTTTTACCGATTTTGCCCGATTGCCATAAGATATTTCTATTCTTATGCAACACTTGGAAGATAAGCTATATCATTAACTTTCTTCCGTCTATTAGCTAAATCACCCCAAGATACTTTTGATTGGTCTAATATTGCTAACACTCTTAACTGCTGCTTTTCCATCTGTGTCATTTCTGATACAGACTTAGAAATACCTAAGTTATAAGCATATGTCGCTAATGTAGCATTAGTAATATCAATACCATATTTATACAATGCCCTTGATTGACCGATTAAGCCACTTTGTAAGTTCTGTGCTACTGTTGAATAGTCCACGTTAAAAAGTGAGCTTATATCGCCTGCAAGCATTGTCATTGACTTTGTTATTGCTGTTGTTGCTTCGCCTGTCTGTCCTAATGAGTTAGTGACAGAAGCTAACTGCGAAGCGTACTGCGTTATCTCTTGTATGTTAAGTCCTAAGTTCTTTGCTCCGCTTTCTTCAAGCAAACCACCTTGAACATTAACTTTTAAACCAGATAGTTTTCCAAGAGTATCATTTACTCTACTTTGAAAACTTTCTGCATATGCCGTAGCATTATCATATCCGTACTTTTCGTAATCCTTATCCCATTCCGAACCAATCTTGCCAAACGCAACCGCTTGATAGTTGAAAGCTTCAATGTAATCTGTCGTTGACTTGATGGCTTCTATAAGTTTCTTACTGCCACGAATTACCATAAAATAAGTGGCATAAAACTTGCCTATTGCACTTGCCAAGTTCCAACTGCTTTTAGTTGCTGCCCTAGTGCTTGTAGAAACGCCATACAGCGACTTTTGAAGTGAGTTTGAAGAAGTACCCACCTTGCTACCTTGACTAGCAAGATTAGCCAATGCGTTAGTCATTTGAATAACATTTTGACTTACTGTTGGTGCTCTTGATAGCGTTGTCATTAAGCCATTTAAAGCATTACCTAGCTTTGGAATGTTTACAACGGCGTTTTCAATACTCTTACTGCCTAGCTTACCAAGTGACTTTGCAAATTCTGTGACTTGTGTTGCATTTTGCGGAATAGCTGATATGCTTGCAACTGCCTTTGTGACAGCTTGAAGTGATGTAGCTGTGTTAGTTAGTGCAACTGAATCAACAGAACCTATCTTTGTGATGTTCTTAGCAAGTCTTGTAAAATCTGCTGTTCCTGCGTTCATATTCTGCATAGCAGAACCTAACTGACTAACACCACTCGCAAGACCGCTTAATGATGAACCATTCACAGTCGCAAGTGATGTTGACAGCCTTGTGAGCTGATTTATCAGTTTATCAACAGAATTGATAGCTTTAGTGGCAGTACCGGTAATTTTGACTTCTAAACTGTCTAATTCCACGCTTATACCTCCGGCTTATCATTTTTAGGGTGTGTTAAATCCCAGTTTGCTTTGCGTATTTTCATATTCAAGACAAACTCTTCTCTCTTTCTTTGTATTTCATCTTCACTGTTCTCTTTTTTGTTAATATCTCTATAAATAGGCTTATCTGGGTATTCAAGCTCACCTTTACCCCAAGCACCACTTCTAACACCTATCTTGATTGCCGGGAGTATGTAACTACCTATTGCAAGCCATATATCTGAATCCATTCGTTGTCTTTCAAGTTTCTTGCCCTCTACAACAGCCCATAGCTTTTTAGGTGTCATTTTTAGAAAGTCTGAATAACTAACGCCTAGTGAGCTGGCTAAGACAAAGTATTCTTCCCAGATTATTTTGTGGAAGTCTGCTTTTTCTTGTGGTCCTGTGGAACTACTGTCGGTTTCTTCTGTTCCTGTGTTGCTTCTTCCACATTGTTTGCCATCTCCTCTAACATCGTTGTTATTCCGCTCAACTCGAAAAAACCATCATCTTCCATCGCTTTCTTAATTTCTTCAAACAATGTTCTATATCCGTAACTTTTATCTGTCTTTCTCTTTTCTGTAATATATGCCCTAGTGAGTTCCTTTGCTTCATCCATAGTTACTGGGTTATTGTCAATACAGCCTGCATAAATGGCTAAAATGCAAATTTCTGGCACATCTGCTGTCATATTTGCTAATCCATCAAAAGAAGCCTGTGCAACATTCTTATCTGTCTGTGCAAGTAAATAAGAACCATTAACGACAGAAAACATTTTCTGCACTATTTCCTTGCACTCTGCTGCACCAAAAGAGAACTCAACTTTGTATTCTTTTCCGTTTACATTAATATTCATCATAATTTTTACCCTTTCCCACCCTATCGTTCATATGGGGAAAGGTGCGGATTTTACACCGCACCTACCTTTCAAAATAATTATTCTGTTACATCATCAAGATATGATGTGTAGTCGGCTGTTTTGGCGTTTGTGTCACCAATCGACACAGCCTTTGATTTAGTCGATTGGCTTATCATTCCCCCGATGTTGGGGTTACTGCTGTATCTGTTCCTACCATATCCTCAATAATAAGGTTGATAGCCATTGTAAGAAGCCCGTTCTGCTCCTTACTTGTGATTGGTAACTTTGATGGTGGTTGTGCTACAAAGAACTCCGCGTCTGTTATGCCTGGAGTAATCTCCTGAAACCACATTCTCTTACCGCCTGTTAATCCGTTGTATGTTGTAATAAGAGTTTTCCATTCCTCGATTGTTGCGTCTGTCTTATTAACTGTTACTGCAACTGTATCTGTAACTGTATCTCTACCTGCAATGTTTCTTGTCTGCTTATCTTCAAGTGCTGAAGCGTCTATCGCTTCTGGTGTTACTGTAATTTCATCAATAGAATTAATTCTTGTAAGTGACTTGAATGATGTTGGCTTTGTGCCTGCTGTTGTTTCAACTCCATAAGAGAAAGTAACACCCAGCGTGCTTAATCCTGCTACTGCATCTGCCATTGTCTACCTCCTAAAAATTTGCAAAAAATAAGAGCATTTCTGCTCTTTGTTACATTAATCTGTCATTTGCCGCTATCATTCTTTTGAATCTAGCGGTACTCTTATGTACTTTATTACTGATTGAGAACTCTGGCATTGCATTGCCTTGAAATCTCATTGTCTTAAATGCGTCTGTAATTACTGCCATAACCTTTCGGCAGTCAGACTTGCTTGTGTTAGTTGTAACATCTACTTGAAATGTCGCTAACAATGCGTTAATTGTCTGTCCGTCAAGCGTTTGTCCTTGTTCAACTGCCGGTAGTAAATGAATGTATACTGTTGGGAATACTGCTTGACCGCTGTTTTCCCCCTCATTTGTTATGACTATCTTTGGATATGTCTTTTTAAGCTGTGTTAGGGCTTTAGCCTTGACAAGTGCTGTGACTGTATTTTCAAGGTCTGTCGCCCAATCGTTTGCATTTGCCATTAATTAAACACCTCTCTTGCTATGCAAAGATTATCGCTCCTTGCAAAATGAAAAAGTCGCTTTTCAGCGACCTTTCTTAAATAATTCTTCATATGTTCTTGCCCCTTTTCTATATCTATAAATTATGGTTTTTCTTGATGTGCCTGTTATTTTTTCCCATTCTGTCAAATTGTGTTCTTCTTCACCAACCCTAATAATTATCTGTTGGGGCTTATTTATTATTTTTGTATTCTGAATTAATTCGTCAACAGTACATAAACCTTTTAAATATCTTTGATATCTACTTCTCAATGTAGTCATTGATATTTCATATTCTTTATGTAAATCAAGTAATGTTTTTTCTTCTCCGTTTATAACTATCTTTCTTGTACATCTTTTGTTATAATTTTGAACATCTTTATCAGCCCATCTGCAATTAGACGGCTCATAATTGCCATTAACATCTATTCGGTCAAGGGATTGCTCGGCTTTAGTCTTTTTATCATCGTACCCGTTTTCATAAGCCCAATTAATAAAATTTACTACATTTTCCAACCATTCGTCACATACTTTTATACCTCTGCCACCATATAATGAATATGAATCGCAATTTGGGTTATAGCATCTATATTTCATACCGTGATAAATGTTGTACAACTTTTCGTGCGAGTATCCGTGACTATGATAGTCTTTCTCTTCACCTATACAACCGCAAGATTTTGTGTGTCCATTTTCGAGAGAGTCTTTTCTTGTAATAATAAAATTCCCACAATCACATTTGCATTTCCAGTATGCGTGGTGCTTATCATTTGGATTTTTCACTTTTTCAACAGCTATTAATCTGCCACACCTTTTCCCTGTTAAATCAATCGCTTTTCCCATAATATCACCTCTAATTAAATTTTATAATTTAATTATAAACCCATATATTATAATTATCAAGTGTTTTATTAAACTTTACAATTTAATTT